ACTGCTCTACCTAAGAACACTGCATACATAGTATCTGAACCAGTAATTGCAGAGGATAGAGTTAGTGTTGTGTTCGATACAGAATAGGCGTCATTAGGATTCTGCCTCACATTGTTAATGAACAGAGCTAGATCTTGGGGATTTGATACTGCATAACTTAGCGTATAGGTGTCAGTAGCAGATGTAGTAAAACTCTGTTTTTGTAGAGTTTGATATTTATCTGCTGGTGTATTTCCAATATAAGCCATTATGTACTAATTGCGTCTACAAATGATGTTAGTACGTCAGCAGCACTTGCTGTATCAGCATATGCTTTTAGTACATCACCAGTTTGTATGACAATTTTACTCCCAGAATCTATAAGTTCTAACGATCCACCTACAGGTATAGGTGCATCTTTAATAACAAAATAATCTGTACCACCAGAACTAACTAATACAGTTACATTAATTGAAGCTGTATGTTTATTAACACATCTAATAGATACTATTGCATCATCACTGTTAGATGTAACTAATGTAGTTGGTGAACCAGAGTTATTTGATATTGAACTTGCAAAATTTCTTTCAAAGTCTTGTGCCATCTATTTCTCCTTTATAATGCGATCGACATAGCCGTCGCAAATCCTTTCGTTGCAAATCCACTTGTATCAACAGCTACAATAGCGTTCCAAGCAGATCCATCATAATATTTAAGTACATTACTTGTAGTATTAAAGTATAAATCACCAGCATTCAATGCATCTCCATCATTATCTACTGTAGGATCAGATGATTTAGATCCTAAATAAATATCATCAAAGGCATCAGCAGAAGCAGCAGCGGCAACAGCACTAGCGGCAGCAGCAGTAGCAGACGAAGCTGATTCAGTAGCTTTCGTAGTAGCTGTAGTTGCTTGAGTTGTTGATGTAGTAGCTGATGTAGCAGCTTCACTAGCTTTTGTAGTAGCAGTACTAGCATGACCAGATGCAGTAGACGCTGAAGATGCAGCGTTTGTTGCAGATGTAGATGCTTCACTTGCTTTGGTTGTAGCTGTAGATGCAGAACTGGTAGCAGATGTTGCAGATGATGCAGCATTAGTAGCACTTGTACTAGCCTCACTAGCCTTAGTCGTTGCAGTTGATGCAGAACCACTAGCACTTGTTGCAGAACTAGCTGCATTTGTTGCTGAAGTTGCTGCCTCACTAGCTTTAGTTGTGGCTGTTGTGGCTGATGTACCAGCATTAGTTGCTGATGTACTAGCTGCTGTTGCAGAAGTAGAAGCTGCTGTTGCAGAACTAGCAGCATTTGTAGCTGACGTAGTAGCGGATGCAGCATCTACTATTAAATCATATTTAGCACTGTTAGTATTAGTAGTTAAGGGTTGACTACCAGATGATGTATGTGCAGAATTAACAAAGAATATATTACCTGTAGATGTGTCTTTAACTAAATCTCTTATTTGATAAGAAGTAGAAGTTGCCCAATTACCCTTAAATGTACCTAGTTCTTGATTAGCTAGTAAAGCAGTTGCATCTGAATTAACAGATAATACTCTATTAGCTACTAGATCTGGTAGGTCTACATTAAATCCTGTAGTTGTAGTAACAGGATATTGTAGTGTTCTAGCAAACTGTTCTTCTAATTGTTGCAACATAGCAACATTCTTATCTAATTCTGTATTAAGTGTTTGGATAGGAAAGTTACCAGATACAGGAAAGTCTGTTGTTCTCTCAATAGCTAAATCTCTAACTATAGTAATTTTATCATTCAGTGTAGCACCTGATCCTCCTAATGTAATAGATCCCCCACCTGTAACACCTGCACCAATAACACTAAATTGTGATGCAGATGAAGGTGAGTTGTTATAAGTAAGGAGTGTCGTACCGTTAAAAACTTTTAAATCAGCTACATCAAAGAACTCAAATGGTACAGCAAATGTAGTCTGTCCAGACGTAGCTGTATATTGTATTCTTGGTGTGATATCGCTTATTTGTAGTGCCATTAATATAAACCTTTTTCTATTTTATCAAATACACTATCTAAATACCATATATTCTGAAAAGGTAAAGTCTTACGTATTGCTCTAGCAGTAGTATAATCATGTGTTCCTTTACCCCAATCTAACATAATATCATATAAATTAGCTATATATGATCCAGCAGGACCAGCTAAACCCATTTGTTGCTTATAAGTAGGTTTATATTGTCTACCACCACCTACTACTTGTGATAAACCAATTCTATTATTAGACAATGTTTCTACCATTCTATTAACATCAGAAAATATACCGAGTATTGCTGATCTATCTATTGCACCCATTAATTTATCACCAAATTTCTTTTTCTTATAATCAAGACCAAACTGCCTTTGTCTGAAAGCATCTACCATAGCACCTAATGATACCAATCCTACTACACCAATCATAAAATTATTATCTCTTTCTTGCATACCTCTCATTAAAATACGTTGTGTAGCTGCCATACCAAACTTCTTAAATTGTGATAATACACCACCTATTTCTGTATTCATCCACATAGGTACATCTGCTTTACCTGGAGTAACAATAGTAATATTAATATCTTTCTGTAATGCAGATAAATATGTTTCTCTAGCAACTTTATCTGTCCAATTATCTGCTCTTGCTACCTTTAATCTTTCATATCCTGCACTTTCTGTAGCTCCTTTACCTAATCCATGTGCTTTATATTCTTTATAAATCTTTTGAGCCATCACTTCATCTATAAATAAATTGTTAAGTTGTGCTCTTTCTTTTACACCTATTTTTTTACCAGTTGCTAATGCTTCTACATAATCTAGTATTTTTGATCCGTTTACTAATGAAGCTATATTTTTTACACCTGTATTCCATAAATTCATTCCATTAATATAACTAAAATAAAAGTTAGTTATTTGACCAGTAGCTCTTTCTACTGAGTTCATCAAACCAAAAATATCTCCTGTATCTGCAAACAATGCAGCACGTGTACCTAAATACATATCTGCTGCTTCTCCTGTTAATTGTGCATCTTTCTTAGATAACTTTAACATCCTCCATCCCATATCATCAAAAAATGCTTCATATAATCTACCGAAGTTTTTTTTAACACCATCTGCCATAACTAATCTAGCTACATCAGGTACAGCTGCTAAAATACCAGATAAGTATGTCATAGCTGTTACATTCTTACCTACTCTAACAGTTCTTGAAAATGCTGATTCTGGATTTGCTGGTAATCCAGCTGTTCCTCTAATTAAATCTCTTAAATCTTGTAAATCATCCATAGCTTCTGCCATTTCACGTTTAATCTTTCCTTTTTGTGATTTTGGTGCTGCTAATATTCTTGCTTGATATTCAGCAAATATTTGTGTTAAACCTTTTTTAAATCCACCTGCTGCATAATTTATACCTATCATTCCAGGATCACCAAATCTTTCTGTTAAAACAATATCTGGCATAACTGATCTATAGTAAGCTCTCATTAAACCTTCTATGTCTGCTTCTATAAATCCAGCATCAATAAGTTCATCATCATTAAGTTTTATTCTTCTTGACTTTACATGATCTGATATACCCATAGGACTTGTAAATCCTTTGTTACTTTCTATTAAATCTTTCCATGACTTAATTTTGTAAAAAGGTTGTTGAGTAAGTATGTTATCTACAACTGATTCAGCATCTTTTATCTTTGCACTAGGATTTTGTTTTAATAAAGCTCTATAAATAAGATTAGTAAATTCAGATCTTCTTTTTCTAATTAAGTCTTTTCTATAATATCTTGGTATGTAATCTTTCATTAAACCGTTATTTTCACTAAGATATTTAATTTGTGATTCTACTCCTGCTATTTCATCATTTATTTTTTTACTACTATAAATTTGGTCATCTATCTTAATTGTATTTTGACCTGATCTTTTTAATTCGTCTAATTTAGATTGCCAAAAGTTTAACTGTTTTCTTGGCATAATTAAAAACATTCCAGAATCATCTGCTCTTTTACCAATTATATTAAAAAAATTTTCTCTTATATTTCTAGCAGCTTCTACAACATGAGAATTTTCATGTTTTAATCCATTTACTAATGCTTTAGATATTTCTTTTCTAAATTTAACAAGTGATAATTCACTTTTACTACCAAATGCTTTTTTATATGTTTTAGTAGCAAAGTTATATTCTTTACCATATCTTTTGCTTTCAGCTTTTAAATATTCGTCATAGTGTTTATCTACAAATCTTAAGTTATTAATAATTAAAGATGTATTTCTCTTAACTTCATTTTCTATGGAAATAGTAGTTGCTTCATTAAATGGTGCAAAGTTTTTGTTTTGATACAATGGTATTTCTACTAACTCTGTACCTGTTTCTCTAACTACTAATGAATCTTTTTGTAATGTTCTAAACAATGGTGTTAATGGACTATCTTCTAAACCAGTTTTAGTTGAGTAAATAGCTTCTCCTAACTTTGATTCATTGTAACTGGGATAAGATATACCTGGAGTGCCACTTGCACCTACACTATTAGGTGTTTGTTTTTTATTAGGATCTAAAAAAGAATAATCAATATCTAAACTTTCATCAGCATTTTTAGCTGCATTTTTAGTATTCATGTAATTAGCAGTATCAGTATATTCTTCATACTTTGCTAAGTCTGCTTTAACTGGTAAATTCTTAATACCTATCAATTTGTTAAATAAACTAGGTAACAAAAATCCAGCACCTCCAACCATCATACTAGTTTCTAAAGATCTATCATCACTATAATATTGCTTTGCTCCTTCTTCTGCTGTTAATACAGTTCCTAATGATGCTGGTTTCAAATATGTTTGACCACCTGCTTTTAGTGTAATTAACTTATTAGCTCTACCTGCTAGTAATAATGTACTAGGATCTGTAATAGCTCCCATCAAAGTACCTACAACACTAATAGGTGCTAATGTACCTGCTAGTTGTTCATATTTTAATTCTTGTATAAGTTTTGCTGTTTCTTTTGAATTTCTAGATCCTTCAAAAAAAGATAAATATTCTTGATATTCTCCTAATTGTGCATCTGCATAAATACTATAATTATCATCATATTCAAATTCACTGTTATTTTCATAGAAAGATGTATACATCTGACCAATCAGATTTTCTTTCATAAACCCTTTATTAAATAAATAACCTACAGCATCTAAATTTTTAGCAGCTGTTTCAAAAAAATATTTTTGTTCTGGACCAGGTGTTTTTATGTTTTGAGATACTGGATTAAAACTAGTTTGTATAAGTTTTACTGCCATTAATCTAAATAATCTTTATACAAATTTGTATATTCTGTATCTATATATTGATCTAACTCATCTTGAATACTTTTGTAATCATATCTACCACCAGTTATAAATTCTACTAATGGCTCTAAAACAACTTCTGTTTCTGGTCTAGTCACTGTAAAAGACTTTACAATAAACTCTTTCATTCCTTGAGGTAATCCTTGAAATTGCTCAAACTTATTAAACATAGAACTAGGATCATTTATTAAATTTTGAACTATAGTATTAGTAATTTGTTTTTTACTAATTGGCGTTGCAAACACATCAACCTTTTCTGGATTAAATGCTTCAATAGTAATTTTTTCATCTCCTGTATTTCCTAAAGGTATACTTCTGTAATTAGAATCCATATTATTAACATATACTTGATATATGGGTTGATCTGATCCTTTTACTGGTACAATACTAAAATCACCATTTTCTAAAGAATCTTTAATATTTTTTAAACTTGGTTGTACAAACCTATCTTCGTCTCTATATAAAAATCCAAAGTTAGTATACATAAAATCATTACCTTCTGCTTGTTGATGTGATTTTAAAATAGCACCTATATCATAAGCAGTTCTAGTCATCATATCTTCTTCAGAATATCCAGCATTTGCCATTTCAGTTTCATATCCAAACTTTATTAATTCTGGTTGACCTAATCTATTTCCTATTACACTAATAGAATATCCTTCATCATTAATGTTTCTAATAACAGTTTTAAGAATATCTGGAGCTACTTCTGAAAATCTTGCTTTTGCTTCTTCTGGATTACTATTAAAAAGTTCTACATTCATAAAATTTGGTAATTGATTAATGATAGATTGATTTAAAACATCTCTTACTTCTGGTTTAACTTCAAAAAATGTTCCTGTAAATATTTTGTTAAAGTAGTTATTACTTAATGGATTTATTAAATCAAAAGCTCTATTAATAGTTTGCTGACCTTTTATTCCAACCATTTGTAAAAAGTTCATATCAGACATTTGTCCACCTTTACCTGTAATAAATCCTTCTTTTAATTTAATAAATGAACTTAAAGGATTATCAGTAGAAAATTGATAATCTGGATTTTTCATAATACTATTCCATAATGGCATAAACATACTATTTAATGCTTCATCATTCATCACAGCATCTACCATTTCAGCAGTAAGTTGTGCGTCTACAGCATCTTGAATTAACTCATCATTTAATATTTCTTCTTGATTAGTTTTAATTGTTGAACTATTTGAATTAATAGCATCTACTCTTTTTAAATATACGCTATAAAGATTATCTGCTCCTTCTAAATCAATAGCACGTAATCCACCTTGTTCTTGTACATAAAGAAAAAAACTACTATCTACATCATCCATATTGCTAATAGCTAATGGATTTCCATTTGTAATAAATTCCCATGCTTGATACAAATTTGTAACTTTTGAAATATCATCATTTAATAACTCACCTTTACCAAGAATATTATAAATACTATTTATTTCTCCTTGTATTTCATCAGTAACTATTCCTTGATTTCTAATAAGATCATTCATTTGAATAGTAGCTTGTTGTTGTTCTTCTGGTTTTTTATTATAATTATTAAACCAATCACCAGTTGTATAAGGTTTTCCTGTTTGGTATACATTATTTAAACTAAGTTGATTTAATTTATAGCTTGTAATAAACTCTTCTAATTCTTCTTTATTTTCAAAAGTATCTAGGTTCATATTATGTTTAATATGAGAAAAGTAAGTATTAATATTATTAGGACTAATATCTTCTTTTATATTTAATCTATTAATGTATTCATAAACTTCTTTTTTATCTAAAAAAGTTTGTATTAAATTTTCATCACCTTCTAATCCAACAGCAGCTAATTGAGGATATAGACTATTTTGGTCATTCATTTTATAAAATTCCATAGATAAGGTTGAATTACCATCAATAGCATTTTCTAAACTATTTTTTAGTATTATTTGAGCATAAGATTGAACTTGAGTACCTGCATCTATTGCAGCTTTATTTAAACTTTTAATTTGTTTAACATTATCATCAAATGCTTTTATGTTTAAATTAATAGTATCTATGTCAAAGTTATTACTTAGTCTTTTTTCTTTACCTAATAAATAATTTTCTTTGAACTGTAATACTCTTGCATCAGCATCTGCTACATCATCTGGATTAGTAAAATCTATACCTTTATAAAAAGACATAGCTATTCCATACATTCTTGTTGCTTCTAGTTTTATTAAATTAGTATCTACTTTAGTTGCAATATATTGATCGTTATATTCTAAGGGATTTAAACTTTGTGCAGCACCAAAATTAATATCATTTATATCTAAAGAAGCATTTTCAAATTGTTTTTCTACTTCATTTCTAAAATCAATACCTGTTGTAATGTCTGGATTTTCTGCAATCTTATTAATATTGTTATATGTACTACTTTGAATTAAATCTAATTCATTGTTAATAGCACCATTAACATTGTTAAACATAATAGCATTAGATCTTTTTCTTAATGTATCTAAAGTATCTATACCTTTTAAATCTAAATAATTTTCAATATACTTTGAGTATCTAGTAGATGAAGAACTTACAAGTTGTTCTTTATAACCTAATATTTGTTGTTGTGCTGATGCTAAATCAGGCATATCCATACTTTCTTGTTCTACAGATAAATCATTTAAAAACTTTGCAGTATTTACTTTAAAATCACCTTTCCAAATTTCATCCATAACTGCTGCTTGTTGTTCAGCAATTTTTAAAGACGTTTGTCCAAAAGATTCTAAAGCAGAACCTAATCCAGATGTTTCACTTTTATTTACTGATATATTACCAGATACTAATGAAGATCTTTTACCTCTATCTAAAGCCATTAATTAGTTCCTGTATCTTCTCCTGTAGGTGGATTATTATAAGCATAAGCAGAGTATGCATAACCTCCTAATTGTGCAACTGTACCAAATGTTAATGATTGTCTTTGTAATTGATTATTCATTGAAGCATAATCTAAATTAGATGAAGCTATTTGTGAGTTTAATCTAATATTACCTATATCCTTTATAGCATCACTTTTAACTTTGTTTTGAATAGCTATAAAAGATCTACTATCATCTAATATTCCTGCTGCACCAGCTACAGTTCTATTATTACTTAATGTAATATTTTCTTGTTCTGTTCTTAAGTTTGATTCTTGTAAAGCTCTGAGTGAAGATATTTTTTTTTGTTCTTCTATTCTAGTACTTTGATTTTTTAATCCTTGCATTTGAGCTCTATAGCTCAAAGTTGTTCCTACTGCTGTTATGAATAATGCTGTTTCTACGCCCATCTTAAAATACTACCTCTAATGCTACACCCAAAACTTTCAAAGGCAAGGGTGCTGTTTGTGTTATTTTCAATGTAGGTTCTCTATCATAACCTAAAAAGAAAAACTCTTTTTTTCCTGTTACTTTAGCTACTGGAGCTGCCACATCAAAGTTTACATCTCTTATAACTAAACTTTTAGCAGTACTATCTGCTGCTTGTAAAGCTACATTTAATGAATCTGCTAAATCTATTACTGCCCTAGATATTCTTTTCATTTCACCTGTCAATGGACCATTAGCTACTTCTCTATCTATTGGCATAGTTTCAAGACTCGGTTCATAGTTAAATCCTAATACTACACCAGCATTATGAGCTACATCAAAAGTTATTGTATCACTGGCTGATGTAACAAATGATCCTAATGAAAATGTACCATCAACAGCATTAACAGTTTCTTGCGTTAAATGAGCAGGACTATTATGAACACGTCCTGAAGTAATAGTAATTACAGCATTGTTACCAGGTGAAGAAGCTAATGCCTGGTCTAAAACTATAGTATGACCACTAGCTGTAGCTGTAACTGTTTGTATTTCATAACTACCAGTAATTCCAGCTATAGTAATAACATCACCTATATTAGGTGCAGTTGTATATCCATCTACATTTACACTAGTACCTGTTTGACCAGCACCATTTATTAATGGTGAGCCTTGTTGATTAACTGTAGTTGTTCCTGAACAATCTAGTGTTAAATCATCTTGTTCTGCAAACTTTTCTAAAGTATATACAGTTCCACCTTCAAGTTGTCTTTTAACAACACAAAATAAATTTTCATTAATAGCTGTGATACTAGTAAACTCATCATTAGTCTTTGTACTCCATTGTGTCCAACCAGCTATTTTTTCTGCACGTACACTATGAAACAATGCAAGTGTTCCATCATTGTTTGTAAAAAAAGCAAATTGTTCTGGTCTAGTTGTTGTACCAGTTATCATAGCCATATCTACTGGAGCTTTTACTAAGTGTGAAGCTAATATAGATATAGATGTAGATGCATACGCATTTTCTACATCACTAAATAAATACTCACGAATAGCTTTACCATTCTTTTGTGCATACAGTGTTGCACCATCAAATATAATAGGTCTAGCTCTATTACAACCATAAGGTGTTTGTCTAAGAAATGTTATATTAGCAGGTGTCACAGCAGAAGTATCTGTAGATGTAGGTACAAAATATTCACCACCATCTGTAAGAACTTGTAAATTTCTTGAAGATACTAAATGTCTAATTTCGTTTACCCTATCACCAGATATAAATACATTAACAGCTTGGTCAGCTAATCCTGTACCTACTTCAAAATTAAAATATCCACCTACTTGTGATGCTATTATAGAAGCAGGAGCATCTCTTACTCCACCAAAATATAATCTGTTATCATGAAATGTAACTGCTTGAGGAAATCCTCTTTCATCAGATATTAATTGTTCTTGAAAATCTGAATGAGGTCCAGCAGAAACTACATCTTCGATTACTGTTACTGTTGCTTCCGTTGCGTTTGTCCTAGCAGTAATAAAAACTTGTTTACCATTTATCTTTAAATAAGTGTTTACATGATTAGTTGTAAAAAAATCTGCACTTGTTGTGGCTGTTCTGCCTGTACCAGTAGCATGTGAAGATAATGTAATTGTTAAAGCAGTAGCAGCATATTTGTAAAATGGTTGTGTAGTTTTACTAACACCACCTACAGTTACACTTGTATCTTGTTCAAATTCAAAAGCTGATACAGTAAAGGTAGAAGCACTAGTCCTTTTTATTTCTCTCATAAGGTTATTTCTATGTGTCAGAAATACCGTATCACCAAATTGTGCAAAATTTATTTCAAATAATTGAGATGTAGTCCAATTACAATTACTAGTAATATTAGTTTGAAGTGCAGAACCATTACTATCAAAAGTATCTAATCTATTATTAGATAAAACAAATACTGCTAATTCATCATTAGAAAATATAAATGGAATAACTCTAGATTCTCCTGGTAATGTAGCTTTAAATGTAGTTCCAGGTCTACGCATAATGCCACCTTCATCTAGTAAATACCAATTACGTAATGTTTTAGCACCACTAAAGTAAGCATTAGCATCTGTTCTTGTAACAAGTAATGGGTTAAGTTCTCCACTTGCAAAGTTAGTGTAAACTGTTCTTAAGGTACTAGCCATTAGTACCCCCTAGTAGTTAATCTGTTTGTTATAAATCTCTTTGTACTTAGTTTTTGTGTAGTTACTTCTTGACTATCTATATTTTTACCAATAAGGATTTGTCTTTCTGCTTCATCACTAAACTGTTTAATCATACCTGCATCTCTAGCTACTGATCCAGCAAATCTAGATGCAAGTTTTAATTCTAATGCATCTTTAAAATATGCAGGAAACTCTGATTCATCTTGTCTAAAAATATAATCAGCTATCAATGCTGACTGTGAATCATATCCATTTACAAATATCTTATCTCCGTATCTATTATATTGTATAGGCACATCAGCTACAGTAATTGTATTAAGTTGTAATAAATCTGGTGAGGTAGGTAGTTGATAAGCATATTCATATCTACCTGTAGGTGCGGCAGTTAATAAAGATAGTTGTTGTTGTTCTGTTGCAAATCTCCATCTGTGTCTACATAACATAGACTGTGTAAGATTTTCATAAAGATTAGAAGCTACTAATGCTTCTGTTGAACCATCATCAAAAGATGAAATTGGTTGAGCACCAATCATGGTTAATGCTCTTGCACAAATGTCTACTTTAGTATCTGCCATATTTAAAGGGGGGAATAAATCCCCCCAATATCATTATGATAATAATGCGACTGTTACTGTAGAGGCTGTTGCTGCTGATACAATTACAATATCTACAACACCATTTGATCCACCACTGTTTACAATGATTACATCACCAGCGTTCAGGTCACCTGTCGCTGCTAAAAAGTAATCTGCATCATCAATAGTTCCTATAGCATCTCCATCAGAGTAGTACCATAAGGAATTGCTATCTCCCATTTGAGAGATCTTCTTAATTGGATTTGAAGTTGCGTATGCCATTATTTACTCCTACTCTGCACATTTCTGTATTCTTACACCATCACCATCAATTAAGACTGCTCCCATTGACATGTATGAAGTTGTAAGGTGTGCTACTTTCTCAGGAATATAGTTAACTTCAGTTCTTACGTCTGAACCTACACCCATTCCTAGAGATGATTTATGAAAAGCCATAGTGTGTCTATCTGTTGAACCAGATGTTGGTAACCCACTAAAACCCATCCACATGAAAGACAACCATCTTTTAGCTGTCATTCCACCTTTGTAAGGTAGATCTGCTTCACCGATATATTCAGCTCTTGAGAACTGATCTATATCTAATAGGTCAGACCACTGTTTTGGACCGACTACCCAGTATCTTTGTCCATCATCTGGCACATCATTGTTACCAAAGATTTCAAAAACATTCTGAGCTTTGTCTAAGTTCATACCAGTAGTTGAACCAGCAGAGTTATTTGCTAGTGCAGTTGCACTAGAATTATAAGTATCAGTGATGATCTCATCAGTCTTACGACCAAGAGCATATGCAGCGTTTTGTGCTACAATGTTTCTTTCATCAATGTTTATTTTTAGTTCGTCTAGTTTGTCTACATAATCAGCGGCATAAAAATCGTTTACTGTTGCAGTTACATTTGAGTGTACTGAGTTCATAGCGACAACCTCAGCGTGTCTTGCTTTAGTTGAAGCAGAACCTTTCGCTATTTTTTGGAACTGAACAGTATTACCTTTTACACCATTAACATTACGTACCATGGACTTTAATTTTGAGCCCATGCGTTGATAAGCCATGTGAACTTCAGCTTCAAACTGTTTCACAAATGCTTGATCTATCGTTGCTGTCATTGTGTTTTCCTTTTCATTTGTTTGTTTATTTCCAAGTTGTCGTCATAAACTTTCACTAAGTTATCCATTACTGGGCAAAGTCCAGTTTAAATCGGCTTGTTAATTCAGATATATTATATTTTTGTCAGCTTTACAAGACAAGATGCAGGAAAAACATTGACATCAGCAAAGGTATATGAGCCATCATTTTCCCTTATATAACTAGCAAATGTCTTAATGTACTTCTTATTTCTTGAATAAATGTATGCTTCTGTAGTAATTAATGCTGGAGATAGGTTTTCCATATCTCTATCAGTGAGCCAGGCACTATCTCCAGTAGGATCTTCCCATATTATTTTATATTTTTTATATGGAAACTTAGCCATATTTCTTCTGATATAAGTCTGTTACTTTCCTAATGTATGCTTGATCTTTTGATCCTTCTTTCCAATAGCGAGGATCTTGCATCATAGACTGTAGATCTTTTTCATCTAGTTCTACATCTACTACAGTATTATTATTAGGTAATGGTTTATTTTTAGATAAACCCATTATTTCCTCTAAAGCTTTAACGCCTTCAGCAGTAGCAGCCATATTGGCAATAGCATTATAGGAATCAGTAGATAGATACTTTTTGCTCCAAAGATCAGCAGCTTCAATACGTTCTTTTGCATTATCTCCCAACTTTCCCATTTCTTCTTGAAGATTCGGCAGACCTGCAATCTCATTATTAACAAAAGCCGCCACTCCCTGGTTGAATACTTCCTGTGATAACCCATTATCTCTACAAATTTGTTCCCAAGATTTAACAAGTTCTTGTTCTGGATCAACTGTAACTTCAACATCTTGTGGTATTTCTGGTAGCTTTACTTCATATGATTCAGGAACGCTAGACTTTCTTTCTGCTTCCATATCTTCACGTACTTGTTTCGTAAGATCTTCAGTTCGCATCCCAAACTTTTGTTCCAATGCTTTGTATGATGCACCCAGTTCTTCAACTTTAATTTCATTTCTATCAGTATCCCAAAATTTTTCTGGAATATACTCAGGTATCTGCACTTCACTAGTGCTTTCTTGAGATACCTCTTGTGTTGTTTCTTGTGTTTCTTGTACTTGTTCTTCTGACATTAGACCTCCTTATCAGATTCAATTCTTCTCTTGACGATAAAATATAAATATCTCATACCCTCAAGATGTCTTAAATGCTCGTTGCTTACATCTTTACCAGCAACAGCATCTACTGTTATAGACCTTAAATAGTCTAAAACCTTTTTACCAATTTCACTATTAAATAGTGTAGCCATATCAGTATTAAGTTCACGCTCTTTTTGTTCTGTACGATAAAATCCATCAATAGATAGATGGCTTCCTTTAGGTTTGCTCTGGAGCTGCTCCCAACTCATTCATTCCTCCTTGTTGTTGTTGCATTACTTGTTGCATCTGTTGCATTACTTGTTGTTGTTCAGCTGCATCTCTAATAATCTTCTCTGGTAAATTCATTTTTTCTGCTAGGTATCTAGCTACTTCTTCCTGTTTTACAATAAGATTTAATACTTGTGGTCCAAATGTTTGACCTAATGTTGCATTAAATCTATTAACATCTGCAATATCTTGTTCGTTTTGTGCTCTTGATAAAGGAGATTCTGGTATAATTTTAATCTCTTTATTGTTTAATGAAGGTAATTCTATTCTACCTTGCTTCTTTAAAATGTAGATTACACGTCTAATTAATGGCATGATAAACTCTGACTGTAGTCTGCCAAAAGAAGATCCAATCTGTCTTGATAGATCTGCCATTCTTTCTGCTACTTCTGTAGCTGACATAGGTGTACCTTTAGTTGGACCTAATGTTTCCATATACAATGCTTTTCTAATATTACTTCTCATATCGTCTAATACTAATTGAGCAACATCAAATCTTCCTGCACCATTAATAGGTTGTAATCCTCTAGATCCTGGAGCTACTGGAATAATTGTGCCAGGCACTAATTGTATATTGTCTGGATTAATTACTCCATCATCTTCTATTTGATAAATACCAGATATGTTCATCTGTGCATTTTCTAAAATTAATTCAATAGTTAAGTTAGTAGTTTTAATTGCTGACATAGCATTAAATACTGGACCACGACCATATACTTCACCACTAGCTTTGTTCCATCTAAATGTAATAAAGGGATTAGAACCTTGTCCTTCAAACTGATCTTCAAATATTATTTGTTCATGATCCTTTATACAAACAACATAGTCATAAACTTCTTTATTTGGATCTGTATAGTTTCTCATTGTACCTTCAATTACAGTACATTTAGCATCTGGTTCATTATTTACTTTATCTTCTAATGATTCTAAATTTGCATCAGGATATAATATTTTAATATCTCCTAATCTTATTTGACGTTTTCTATATACACAATCTACCTTGTTATCTGCTCCTGCATTTAAGTATACATGTGGTAATGGGATAGAGTTAAATACTATAGGATTAGTTGATGGACCTTCATTAACTAACATCACACCAGTACCAATAGCTAAATCCATAAATGATTCATGTACTTCTTGATTAAAGTTAGAAGCATGTAATACTTCAAATATATAATCTGTAATAGAATCTAATTGTTCATCTACTTGTGGAGCTATTTGTTTTGGTATTTCCATACCTGCTTTTAAATTTATCCATCTACCAAATGTAGGAGTAATACCTGCTTGTAATCTAGAAGCAAACTCTTGTATACCTACTACAGCTGTTTCATCAAAAATTCTATCTGTTCTCTTTTGTCCAGGTGCTTCATCATAAAATGCTTCTCTACCTGGCATAGTATATTCATATGCTTCTTCAAACTTTGGAATCCAATTTGTTTTTAATTGTTCTGCATGACTAAACTTTTTAATAAATGTTTTAGGATTCATTGTTCCTGTATTAGGAGCAGATCTATAATTATAACTATACATTAAGCCATTCCGCCAGTAATAGTTCTTGCTTGAGTACCAAATAAACTTCTACCTTTTGCAATACTACTATCTAAAGATCCAGCTAATTTTTTCTTTCTTTTTTCTTCTGCTTGTGCATCAGCAAATTCTTGTGATTCTGTTGGTCTTACAATACCAGTTGGTGCTTCAGGTGCATCATCTCTTTGAAAAAAACCTACCCCACTTTTTAATAATTGATATGTAGGTGATAATGCTCCACTCATAGCTGCATCTGTAATAGTAGGAATTAAACCTTTAATTGGTTCTGCTTGATAACCTTTTTTTAAATATGATACAGAAGGAGCAGTTCCTCCCATAACACCTCTCATAATATCACCACCTAACTCTTTCATTGTTGGTGTACTAGCAACTATTCTTGTAGGATCTAATACTGTCGGTGAAGGTTGAACTCCCCTACCATAGTTTAAAGCTGCTTGAATATTTGATTCTCTTGCTTTTGATGGCTCATCTAACTGTTCTAATCTTTGCATAGTTTCTATAGATGTAGCTGCTCTCATACCTGCTCTACTTCCTGCACTCATAGATTTTGTTTGATCTATTTTTGTAGGTTGTGATTTTTTAATAATATCTGAAACTTTTTTACTTCCTGAAAATAATTGACCACTACCAGTTACACCAGCAACAGTTCCTCCACTTTTTGATAAAATAGAACTTTGATCTGCACTTAATTTATAACCAGCTTTGTCTAATTCTTCTTTATTTATATTAGCAAAAGCACCAGTCTTTGTTTTAGTACTAGCTAAAATAGCTTTTTGTCTATTGATAGCTGCTTGACTACTCTCTGGTGTTTTAAATTGTTCATATGTTTGACGTCTTGGTTTGCTACTTGATGTTGATGTACTTGATCCCATTAATCTATTTTTTCACCTTCTTGATAAAAACCTCTACCACCAGCTCTAGCAAATAAAGATCTTGATCCTACTTTTCCAGACATCATTCTTTTATTTCTTTTTTCTCTAGCATCTTCTTCTTCTTGCTTTATACGTTCTTCTTTTTGACGTTGTTCTTTCAACTGTTTTTCTAATTCTGGATCTGGTCTATATTTTTTTGGTTTTAAAAATCCCATTGTTCACAACCTTGTTTCTTTAAATATTTATATAACTGATAAGGGGTAATAATCAACCTATTTATTCCAAGTACTCTCATAATAATAGTTACACATGAATGTTCTCTAAGCCATGCTGCTTGAAATAATCTCCACTTATGGCGAAATGTCTTGCATTTTAATATAACACCTTTGTGTTGAACTACATATGTTAGCATTTTATCTACTTCTTCTCCATCTATAATATTTAGATCTAACCTTCTATGTATATGTTCTACAACCAACCATTTATCTTTTTTAGGATAATATGCAAATGCACCACAGTGTGCCATACCATTTCTTCTAAACCTATGATACCACTCATGATTGGGTGGATCATAAAAAAATACTAACCATTCCTTCGGAAAATATCCCACTTCTTCCTCCTGTTCATTGAACCACGATCAAATATATTCCAGTTCTTATAAGCATTAGATACTTGTGGTCTTGCTGGACCTACTGTTAATGATCTACCTTCTCCTGCACCTAGCATTAGATATTGTAATGCATCATGTACGTGTGAAAACTTATTCTTATTAGGTTTATCTTCATATCTTTCTCCAGATGTTTGTATTCTTCTGTAGTGATATCCACCTAAGAATCCTTTACGTAGTGACTTACAAGTTTTATTTAATAAAAATCCTGCCTTACCATCTACCATTCTATTTAATGCAGCCTCTACAGATTCTATTCTTAGTCCTACGTCATTAGATGGTGCAGGAAATGCCTGGATGCCTTGTTGTCTAAGTATCTGAAAGGGAGTTGTTTCATCTGTCTGCGCTCTAAAATCTCCAGCTGGATCTCCAAATATTTTTAAATCTTTATCTGCACAGTGTTTAATTATGTCATGCTTTAATAATTCACCAAACTTAACTGTACCAATATCAAAACAAACTAGTTCATGTAGGATTAACCATCTACCATCAGGTAGTTTTTGACCAAATACAGCAGAAGGTGTAAGACCAAAGTCTAATCCAATGTAAACTGTAGTAGGTGCAAAATCTATTTCATCATCTGCTATGTGTACATCTTCTCTAAATGAGCCATAGACTAGTTTACCATCTTCTATAGTTCCTAATCTATTTAAAACGTAAACATCAATCCAAGACTTACTTTTTCCTCTAATGATATTTGGATAGTAATTAGGTGTAACATTTTGGATATTTTCTGCTGTGCTATTAAGCTCATAACCTTTAATTTTATCATCTTCTTTTTTTTCTATCATGCCTGGAGGTTGTACAAAGAACTTCCAGTTGTCAGGCTTGACTAACATTAATGATTCTTCTTGATTCATATGATCTGGTACAGGCACTTCACCAGACATAATGGACCACCAATGATCTTCATCAGGTGCATTAGTATCTGCTATAACACCATACCATGAAGGTCCACCATCTTTCATAGAAGGGAATCTACCTACACGCATAGTACATGCATCTACAATAGACTTGGGAATCTCTCTTGCTTCATTAATCCATACACCAGTTAATTCTAAAGACAAGAGTTTCTTCACATCTTCTGGTCTATCTAGTGCTAAGAAGATAACTTCTAGCTCTACATCACCTACATGAATGTTATGTGTAAACGGAACTGAGTACATAAAGTTTCCAAATGAATTTTCTGGAAACCAATCTAACCACGTTTTAATAGTTGTTGTTTTTAACTGGGGGTTTGTATTTCTAATGACTGCCCATCTAGATTTACGTTTACCATCTTGACTAGGCTTCTGCTTTAATGCACGTCTAAATATTTCAATACAACAAGATACAGACTTACCTGATCCTACTGGACCACGTAAGCCTCTAAAGAAGGATTCATCCTTCATAAAGGATTTTATTATTTCACCTGGAGCTTTGTAGTTGAGTTCTGTCAAGCAATACCATTATCTACAGATCGTTTAATTAATTTGTAGATAGTTTCTGGTAGTAGAGATTCTATAAATTTATCAGCTTCATTATCAGAGAATCGTAAATCTCTAGGATAATGTTTGAAGTGTTCTTTCTTCACTATCTTACGAAGTCTTTGACGATCCTCGTAAGATAGCTCCTCTGCATACCTCATGTTTAATTAAATATTAATCCTAAAATTATTAGGACAGGAATACAGCATACAAATATTTTTGCTTGTTTGTTTAGCCTATTCCATTTTTTTTTTACCCAATCCATTATGCCTTCGCTTTCTTTTTAGCTGTTGCTGATAGATCTTTAAAATGTACTAAAGGTTTACTAGATGCACTATGAGTCTTGCCTGTATGTAGTTTACCATTAGACATCTTGTGATATCCACCAGTAAATTCTTTACCACTCTTTAAATAATGCTTTACGCCTTTACCCATTACTTCTTTTTCTTACTGCCCATAATCTTTTTCTTCAAAGCAGGTGGCAATTTATTTTGCTTACCTTTTAACTTTTTAGATCCAGCGGCAGGTTTTTTCATTCCATACATTATGATACCCTCCTAAAAGGTTTCGTTTTAGCAGCAATACCTTTGGGTTGTTTAACAAATTGTTTCCCACTCTTACTGCCTTTTCTCTTAGCTCTAGTTGTAGCCGCATATTCACTAGCAGTCAATGACTTGATAGCAGCTTCTGGTAAGTAGCGTTCACCAGTTTTAGAGGATGGCTTTCCAGATTTGGTTCTCCATTTCTGTTTTGTCCATGCCTTTAAACTTCTTTGTGGCTTCTTCATCGATAGCCACCACCCTTAGCCTTATATTGTTTAGCTAACATCTGAGCTTTACGAGCTGACCATTGTCCAGGTCTGCCACCCTTACCACCAGATTTAATACGATTAAATAAACTCTTTCTCATAGTAGGCTTGGTATAGTTTCCTGCTGCGTTTACTGCCATATTACCACTTACTCTTGTTCGCCCAGAAAGCTGCTGACATCTTGCCTCTAGCTATATTCTTGGCGTGTCTAGCCTTAAATGATTTTCTTTTCATCTTCATCCTTTTGGATTCGCCTGATTTAGGCTTACCAGCTGTACTAGCTCCCTGCTCCCCATATCTAATAGTCTTGACCTTAGATCCCTCTTTAGCGACTACGACATGAGATTTTTTAGGGTGTCCTGGAGTTCTTTTAGGTTTGTTGTAACCAGATACTCCAATACGTTTCAATAAGCTCTGACTCATAGGCGTACTTTACTCAAAAAAAATATATTTTCAATACTCCTTATAATGAGTGCCACACAGAAAGAAGTAGTTACCATTATCGATAGGTATATGGAATGTACCCCACTTCCCACAGTGACACTTCTCGTACTTGGTTCTTTCTTCTACTGTCCAGCTTAATATTTGTAACTGATTGTAAAGTTTACTTTTATCGCTCATAATGTGTGAGCAGGACCTTTATCCTCACTGTCGCTCCTGTTTTCTAACCCCCCCTACTTAGTCTAGATCAATCTTGATCGAGAGGTTTCCACCCACCTGGTGTTGGACTTTATCAGGAGCTTTAAACCCACTCCTATCTAGTATATCCTTTGATGCTTCCAACTTCACGTAATCACTCTTACCTTCCTGTGCTAGTCGTACTATTGTACGTACTGCTGGAAGTGCACCCATCAATCCTATCTCTGCGATTCGTGATCTATAGTACTCTTGTACCTTTGGGAGACGAAGCGTTCTACTAGCTGTTACCCTACCACTGTCTCCCTTTGAATATCCTGCGATTTGACTAGCTTTTGCTATGGTACATCCCTCAGCTACGAGGGTATCAACCAACAACCTTTGTCTATTGGTTAGACCATCTTTACCTTTTACTTGACTGCCCATAACGATAGATACCTTGCTACGTTATATCATGTCAAGAACTTAATTGTAAACAGATGTAACAAATGTATCTCACCATTGACCTACAAGTGTAGGCAACCCAATGGCTCGATTTACTCTCTCTCGATAATGCTCTATTCGTGGCGATAAATATTGGTGTGATATCAGCACACTACACGCCACGAACTATCAGTGTCTTTCAGAACCTATCAATCTGCACTCGTAGTCGCACACTTCGGTGCTACCACGATCTAGCAGTTGACAGAACCATGAAAGCCATGACGCTAAAGTAGGCATTAACGAGAGATAGACTCTCATCATATCAAAGGAGATATACCATGAAGAAACAATCAAAAGAACAAATGCTATTTGATCTATTGTGTAAGACTAGAGGATCTAATGGTCAAGTTAAAGTTAGTGCATCAAGGTCTGAAGTAACATGGGATTATGCTGATGGCTACAACCAAGCGGTGGAGGATATCGCTAAAGCGATAGATATCAAGATGAAGGAGGTATCAAATGTATAATACATTCGAAGAGGAGTACATAGCTCAGGTACAAAGAGTACGTGAGCTAAGACAAGAAGGTAAAGAAGATGAGGCTAGTCTAGAGGAAGCTAGATTAGGTAGTATTAATACAGTATATGGATTTGAAGATCTAGAAGAACTGGAGGTTATTTATGAGTAATTACGTTCCACGTATTGAAACATCAGCATCAGATATTGATGCAATCAACAGTCAAGTTGGTATTGATTGGTATCAGTTATACAAATCACAAGTTGATGAAACATCAGAGGTAGATATCAAGTATATGAACATCTACCTATGGCAGATATGCAATAGCACATACAAGTCAATGACTACATTCCAAAGATATACACAGGGATATCGTGACAAGATCAAGATGTCTATTGTAGATCAGAGGGAATCTGAAACAGGTCAAGAAATTGCCCAGACTAACTTTGATACATTGACTGAACAGGCAAAGACTATGGATGCATTGTATCGTAAGTACGAAGCTATGCACACAGCAGTCAAGAAGCTCTACTTAGAGCTATACAAAGAGGATTTTACTAAGAGGAAATTACCTCAAAAGAGTAAAGGTCAGATGAGAACATTGAAAGATATGACACCATCTGAAGTAGCATCTATCAACTCAATGGTTGATGAAATGCTAAAACAATAACAGTTTCATTTAGGATAGTGGGGTTTCTACCCCATTATCCAACTATTTTTTTTTGCTTATGCTGGTTTAAGCGTAGCAAATACCGAGTAAAAGTGATATAAATCAATAGAGGGAGAATAACATGACATCACTATTTAGACTATTCGATAGGTTTATAATTAACCTGTTCAGATCAATGATATCCACTAAGTTCAAAGACCGAGCAGAATATATTGGTACATTCATACTAGTATATCTAGGTATCGGTGGTGGCTTTATAGCTTTCTGTTTGTTCTTAGGTATCAATCCAACACTAGTTGTATCTGTAATTGCAGCACCTATTTGGATCTTCTTAGTATTTCTAACAAGAAGAATCACAAACAAAATGTTGGATATTAATGAAACTACAAAGGATATTTGATTTTCCTTGGTGGTTTTGGGATTCTGTAACTAGTGTAGTTATAGGATTTATCGTACTAATTATTATTATTGTAGGACTTACAGGGAGATAAGATGAAGTTATTAGAAGTGAGTAAGCTAGAGAATATACTCAATGATCTTATTAAATGTCAGGAAGCAGCAGGAGTTATCATGACTGATGCTAAGTATATTAATGAAGCATCTGATAATTTAGATAGTAAAATCAAAGACATAGGAGATCGTCTTAATAAATTAATACAAGAGGACTTGGAGGACTGATGGAAATAGAAATAGAAATATCAAATAATACAATGAAAGCTACAGTAGAGTGTTACAGATGTAGTGGACTAGGTGTAATACCATGGGGTGATGCCCCTGATGAATGTGATCCATGTGAAGAATGTGAAGGACATGGTGCTTGGATAGAGGAGGTAAAGAATGAGCGAATCGCTAAAAGTAATGAAGCTTAGATGGATTGAGTCAGTACAAAATACGTATGATGCTTTTGATAAAGCTGGTTTGTATTCAGCTATGGATGTAAAACATCTTGATGTTAAACATAAATTTGATGAGGTTGTATTAGTACATAATGAAATGATTAAACAAATTTGTGATGTTGTAGATGAACTCGAAGCAGGACAGATACAATCATTACAGACATTACAATACATAACTAATATAACAAGTAGGATGAAGGAGGAATAGTATGGGTAGATATTATGAAGGTGATATAGAAGGTAAGTTCTGGTTTGGTATACAATCTAGTGATGATGCAGATTTCTTTGGATCAGTAGGATTTCAACCAGATCATCTTGAGTACTACTTTGATGAAGCACACAGAGAAAAAATAGAGCATGGACTTGCTCAATGTTTAGATCATCTTGGATCTAAGAAGCAATCCTTAGATGATTTTTTCAAGTCAGCTAATGGTTATACTCAAGAACAAATGTGTGAAGTATTAGATGTACCTGTGCCAAACACAAGTATGTCAGTGGAAGAACGTAAGAATAGTAAGTACAACTATTATCTTATGTGGTATGCACGATATGAACTTGGCAAGAAGATACTAGATCGTGTAAAAGAAAATAAGTTTTGCTCATTCAGAGCAGAGTTATAGGAGGAACAATATGTTACCACAAGAACTAACGTTTCAGGTA